CACCCAACATGTACTGCATCGGCATGATCTGCGGAACGAGTAATTCCAATTTCTGCTGCGTCTTGTGCGTCTTCAAAGCTCGACGGAAATTTAATTTGAAATTGTTTCATTTCATCACCCATAAAATTAAACAGATCACAAGATAAAAATAAAAAACACCCCACATCACTTCGCTTGATGTATTCATTTGACTACATTCCAATGGTGTCCACTACCTCTACGCATTGCATCCACTGAGGCTTTATGCCCCAGACCTGTCAGTCTAGCTTTACGCTTATCAATCGTATGTTCTTGTACATCTTTTGTATGCCGTGCTGATGGTTTTACTCCTGCCGAATCCCAGTGTTCTATTGGTTTTGCTAAAGACAATCGTTTTTTATTGTCATCGGTATCCCATAACTTGTCGTTGATACTACGCATCGCAAGGGCGCACCACGCCCGCACATCTCCGTTGAAATAATAATGTTTATTCTTTTCATCAGGCATCCACGGATACACATCATAAATCTTGTCATAAGCCATATCTCCGACACCTATTGCTGTGATATAGGTATAAATTTTCCAGTTTTTTACCCATGCCACAATGAAATACTGTGCCGCTTTTTCTTTTTCAAAAGGCTTCATTCAAACACCCCATAACACCATGCCATGTACAGCGTGACAACAGCACACGCAGCGCAAACAGCCATCTTAGTTTTCCACAGACTTGCCACGCCCGTGCCTAGCAAGCACGACTGCAACGCCATGCCATAGTTATCTAGCCGTGGATTCTTGCCTGAGTACCAACCACTTGTCTGCCTACGTTCAAACCATTTGGGTTCGTAGTTACAGCCGATCTTTACTTTGCATTTCATGTTAGTGAACTCCTTGGTCATCCGCAGGTGTAACAATTGCGGTGTATTTATCGAATGTGTACATCACAGCATCAAGAAAAAACTGTCGATCTACGTGGTTGTGTACTGCAAGCACCACCGCCAAACTGTTGACAGCGGACAGCGCGACATTTACAGACTCGTCTGTAGACTCAGGGGCAGACGCACGAACAACGTTGTACAGCTTTTCGTACAAGTCGCCTACACGCGCATCGAACGTTGCTTTCATTTGGCGTCCTTTAGGATAGTACCGTCTGGATAAAACAGCGTGCTGTCAATGCGACTTGGTTTATTCAGCACGTCAAGCGAGTTAGGGCGCATCGCAATCTTGCGCAGGTCTAGCCCAACGTAGGTTGTGGGGGTCGTAATAAATTTAGCACGGTGTCCATAGGTTTTGGTATTGTTTGCCATTCTGATAATCCTCGTATGTGTTTAAGTTCTTCGTAAGTAAAAGGTAGTGCGTCAATCCAAACTGCTGCACCTGCGTACCCAAGATCAACTGAAAGCCTCGGCGGTAGCCTCTCATACCACCGCCCTACAGTCTTCACATCACCCTTAGCAATGAGCATGACCGATAGCGGTGCAGCAATCTTGTTTGGCAGTGCTTGTAGTCCTTGCGCGGGGGTATAGTAAGCATGACCTAAACACTCCCCACGCTGCCCCGTGTATAAGCTCCACTGCTCTACACGGTTGCCAGCGTTTAACATCGCGCTTACTTGTAGCTTGATAATAATTCTCCTAAGTGATTGTCATAACGTTATGACAATCGTTGGACAAGTATAGGTGGACACGCTTTACATTGTCAACTCCAACCGCTAGGGATGTGTATTGTCACACCGATAGGCGCAACCACAGGTGTGGTGATAAGCCACACCACCGGGCATGTCCACCCTGTACCCCAGTTACTCACACCGCCATCGGTAATCATCACCACGCACTGAGGGCTTAGATTATGTTTGGCAATATAGTCCACCACGCACTGCGGGTGCGTGCCACCCCCGCCCTTGGGTTTAGTAGCCTGTGCGATGCTGTCAAGGTCATTGCGCCCATACACCTCATGCCCTGCCACTGCACCGTCCCAGTACACAAGGTCAACGCGCTCAGGGCGTATGGTCTCGCACACCCCCACAAGCTCGCTCAGTGCCACACGTAGAGCCTTGTCACCCACAGAGCCAGACGTATCTATGCCGAACAGCAGCGACCCAACGGACTCGCTATAGCGTGTGGGCATGTATACATCCTGCGCAAGCCACCGCCTTGAGACCTTGCGCCACGTGGACATGTCGTTACCCATGCACGTTGAAAGCATCACTTCACGCAACGCCTCACGTGCGTCTATCGTGGGCTTGAGCAGGTCAATGATTGAGCGGTCTGTCTTATGCCCAAGCAACCCCGCGACCATCGCGCCTTGACGCACCGCAGCATCTATTTCCTTGTTGATAGCTTCGGCTTCCTCCTTGGGCATCTGCTCGCTCGCTTCCCAATCATGCTCATCGAACGCGTAGCCGCCCCCATCGTCACCCTCATCCTCAAGGATACGAAACACCTGCCCCGCATCCATGCCACGGAACCGCTCATCAACGCAGCCGCCCTTGGGTAGACGGATAAACTTGGGGTCACCGAAGTCTTCGATCTGCAAGTTAATCACGTAGTCCATCGCTTTGTTAGCAAGCTCTGCGTTGATCTTAGACAAGTGCCGCCACGTACTGAGGTGACGATACAGGATGTGCCCACCCTTCTCGTGGTAGATCAAGCCCCGTATCTCAGCATCCTCAAGAGACTCGATAAATGCTGCGCCAAACACGGTGTTCACGCCATCGGTGTACGCCGTAGGTACGTCCTCACGCACCTCGGTGTTACCAAGCATGAATATCCCTGCCAGTGCGGAGAACCGCTGATCGTTCATAAGCGACACTTGCATGCGCTCAATGCGTTGTATGGGTGTGTACATAGCTCACCTCAACTGAATAGGTAGTCGTTAGCAATCGTAAACTTAGTGAACGAATCGTTCTTGCTCATCCACACAAGCTTGTCCTCTTGCGCCTTGGCTTGCAAGGCAAACAGCGCCTGTGCTTCCTTGTGCTTAAAGCGTTGCATGTAAGTCATCCACGCAGTCAGGTTAGACTCATCCACCCACTTCAACGCCTGACACACAAGCATCACCACCGCTGCCGGAGCCGTAGGTACAGGCGCACGCTTGGGGTTAGCAAGTATGTCCTGCTTGGTAGGTAGCTGCGGTGCAAGCTGCTCAAAGACTAGCAAGTCCATTGCTGCGGCTTGCCCAATCGTACCAATCAGTAAGTGCGCAATCGTATCCAACGGCAGTACATCGCGCTTCTTGATGATCGTGCTTGCACGGGTGACCGAACGGTGCGTAGTGAACCCTTGGCGCTTGGCTTTCGGATGCCAGATGTAGTGGTTCAGATCAGGATTCGGCACATCCTCATGCTCGGCAAAGCACTGCGGGTTGCGTGTCACCCACGCTGCCACCACAGGGTCAATGTCGTTGGCAAACGCCCACGGTAACCACTCAGGTACTTGCATCTTAGCCATCGTTGCAAAGGTCATGCGGTCGCGTTGGTGATCCTTGAACATATCGCCCAAGTTCTCTGCGCCCGTGTTGCTCGTAGCCAGTACGATGGTCTTGGGGTGGAAGTAACGGTTGCCCCACCGCCTGTCGTTTAGCACGGGCAAGATGGTGTTGATTAGGTCTTGGCGCTTGCCTAACTCATCGAACATGATAATGCTTGGCGTGTCCATGTGCACACCCAACATCTCGTTGGGGTAGAAGCTAGAGGTACGCGAGGTGTGATCGACCGCAGGGATTTGAAAGTCCCCGCTGTCAGTGATCTGCGTCATGTCGATGTACACCGCACGATAATCAGGAAATGCCGCCTGTAGATCGTCCTTGAGTGCAGACTTGCCTGACCCCATCGGACCCTGAATCATGAAGGTAATCTCGTGCCCTAGTGCGATCACTGACTCAGAGATGCGTTTGCGGGATAGCCGTTTGTATAAGTTGTCCATGCTGTTTCCTTGGTTTGTTATGTTGTTGCGTTTTGTTTAATAACTTCTGCAACGGCTTGATGCGCCTTTGTCAGCGTGTCAAGATCACCCGCATGACAATCGCTAGATGGTTCTTGTTCTTCGACAAAATACTCCGCCAACGTGAGTGCCCATTCAAGTGCTTGAAACTGCTCTTTGGTAATGAACATGCCTACTCCTTAGTAGTCAAACTTAGTGAGAATCGCATCAATCATCTTCGTTCTCCAAGTTAAATTCGTACTGCATAGATTCGCATACACGTTGTAGTGACAATGATGCGGTGTTAATAATGGTCACAAGTTCTTGCAGCCCCCTGTCAACGGGCATATTTTTTGTATCCCACACCTGTTGCGCCATGTTCAGTGCAACCGCAGCGTTCTTGGTGGCTGTATGTATGTAGTGTCGGCGTAGTCTCATCTCGCACTCCTTAAAAGTCAAACTTAGTGAGAATCGCATCCATCTTGATGCGTACGGAATCGCGTAACTCATCGCTGTCACGCAACGAATCACGGTCGATAGGTTCAATGGCGTTTTTAAGTGCTACACGTGCCTCCTCTAGATCAGGATCATTGGTAATGTTTAGCCCCACAAGCAACTCAGTGAGTTCCTTGGCTTGGTCGATACTCGTTGCAAAGATACGGGGCTTCTTGCCATCCTCACCTGTCGTAACCTTAGCCTTGAGGTAGCGTGCCATCTCTAGCACCCGATCCCATGCGTCAGCCATCGCTGCCTCTAGGCGTTGCTCGGATACCTTGGCAAACTGCGCACGCACAACGTCTAGTGCCTCAGCGGGTAAGTCCACCCGCATGTCACCTGCTGCGGGTACAGGGCTGAATACGTAGCTGAATGTAAATTTAGCGCGTACCTGATCGGCGGTAGGGTACTCATTGCGGTCAAACGATTCACCCAAGGCAAATGCAGCGTTACTGACTTTAAGCGAGAAGTTATCTACGAAGCGGTCAACTAAGAAGTAGTAGTCCGTGCGCCATGAGGATAGTAGCTTTGATAAATCAAAGAACTTCTTGGTAGACAGCATGCGTGTGCCGCTGTCCGCCCACGGCAGCGTTGCAGCGAGCAGCCGCTTGCGTGTCTGTGCGATGTACATGTTGATTGCATCTAGGTCAGCGTCACCTGCGAACAGGTGCTTGCGTACGGTGTGCGCACGTTTACTACCTGCACGCTTGGCGACCGTGACTTCGTCACGTGTCTGGTTGTCGGTCTTGCTGCCCGTGTATGTGCCGATGTGCAGGTCGATAAGCATCGCGCTTGACTGCAATGTAGGTACGTTGGTAGTAGGTTGACTGCTTACGGGTTGTCCATATGTATGTATGTGCATGGTATTTCCTTGGGTGGGATATGTGCCATTGTCATAACGGTATGACAATGGCGGGGGGGGGGAGTTAGGTAACGCGCAGGATTTCTACGAGGTCGCCGTGTACGGCTGTGATAACAGCGCCATCGCCATAGGTCTTGCCACCTAGCGAACTGGCGACACTACGTACACGCTGCACGTCTAGCGCGTCAGTCGTGAACGACAGCACGTCACCTACCTGCATCTTGTCCACGCCCTTAGCGCGACAGAAGTTGGTGTACGCACCACGCGGTGCAGTGGCGGAACTACGCTTACCCTTAGGGGGCTTGACAGGCATAAGCTGCATGTTGCCATGCACAATAGGATCGAGGTCTGGTATCCGAATAATGTACTCAGCCTTGAGTGCTGTGAGTAATGTAATTGCACGTGCAAGGGCTGTTGTTGTTACTGATTTGGTTGTGTCCATTTTTATCTCGTTGGTTGTTTACATACGTGTAGTTACGAATACATATTATAGTCGATTGTCTTTACATTGTCAATACCTCCACAGCGAACAGGATGGCCGCTAACCCCACGATCATGACAATCGCGGTCGCAACAACTTCGTTTAAGAAGTTACGCATTTTGTTTCCTTTAGGTTGTATGCAAAGGTGTAGTGATGGATGACGGTATCTGGTGGCAACTTTGCCAACAGTGCTATTAGTTCTTGCGCTGTCATAGCAACATCCCCTCGCGTGTGAGAATCATGCACACGCGGTGGTACTCGTCACCTGACCACATGGCGTGGATACCCACGGCAAACAGCACGCCTGTCTCATCCATGTAGGCGATGTGCAAGGGGTTGAACACGCGGGTTTGCGTCTTACCTTTACTGAAAAATTCTGCTGCAATTAACATTACATATCCTCGGTAACAAATGGTGTGCCACAGTCGGGTTCAATATAAATCATGCGTGGCGCAGCGTTAAACGCCTCCCACAACTTGCGGTCAACTTCTAGTAGCACAAGGCTACCGTCTTGGTCATGCACTCGGCAGTTGTCCAGTATGTCAAACGCCAGTGTCACTCTATCGTGGTCAGTCATACATCCTCCTAGTGTGCGTACGATACGCACTTGGTTGCTAAGTCCTGCTCGTCGAGCAGGGCTACGTAAAACTTATTGAGTGCCTCGTCTACGCTCGTGACATCCCACGCATTGTCAATCGCCCTGCGTGTTGCTTTGATTAGGTCGCGGCTAGGCTTGGCGTTCCAAATGCGCTTGTAAATAATGTCGGCATCATCGGGCATGACAGCTTCCGAAGTCATCCACATCAACTCGTCATAGTGCCCATCCTCGGCATCGCACACAGCATCGTAAGCAAAGGCTAGGTAGTCTTGGATGTCATCCCACCAATCGTAGCTTGGGCTGTCCTTGTCCTTCTTAGGCTCAGGGCGATACCACGTGCCCACATCGTAGGCAGCTTGGTTGCTGTAGTGCTTGGGCAGTGGCTCTTTGACGCTCGGATCACGCTCGGTAGGCAGGGCATCCCAGTCGATGAGTACGACCTGCTCCATCAAGTCAACCAAGTGCTGCATGTCTAGGGATTCCTTGGTCGTATGCTCGTGCATGTACCCTGCGCTGATGTTGGTGCACTCAGGGATAATGTCAACGAACTCTGCCGTGTCGGTATACACACCACCGTCATCGGGGGCGTACATAAGCCAGTCGTTAGATAGCTTGTCGCTGAGTGTGTCCGCAAACGTGTCAGAGCAGCACCTGCCCCACCCTTGGTGCGAGATGACAGACGATGTACCTTTGCGGTCAAAGGCAATAGCACGGTCAAACTCTGCAAGTAAGTGTGGGTAGGTCTGGACTAGGTGATGCGCACCGATGCCGCCACGCTCTTCGCCGCGAGTGAAGATGTAGTACGCAGGAACACGGTTGTGGATGAGGTGCAGCAGGATAAGCACACCCGCACCATCGTCAGCACCCAAGCAGGTAGCCACCGTGTCGGTCAAGTCACACGTCATCATGTGTGCGTTGACTACAGGCTTTTGGCGACCGTCAGTCTTGTGCACCGTGTCGGTGTGGGCTACAAACAGCGTGCGGTTAGTGTTGCTGTCACGCAGGTCGAGGTGTGTGTTGCCTGCGGCATCCTTCCACGTGTAGGGTATGGTGTCGATGTAGCGATCCTCGAACCATGTTTGTCCTGCGCCACCCTCAGGGCGCATGTATGAGAAGAAGCCGCGCATGAAGTCGATACGTTCTTTAGTTAGTGTCATGGTAAATCCTTTGTGTATGTGTAAGTTTGTAGTACGTAGTGTGTCGTTGTCATAACGTTATGACAATCCTAGCTGCCGATATAGGTCATGTACTGGCGCACGTGGTGGCAGTGCAGTTCGATCTCCTCCTCAGGTAAACAGTCAGCGTGGTACAGCGAGCTACCCACGTCAACAGACACAGCGAAGTAATCGCTGCCCGTATCGGCGGAGTACCACAGCCCACTAGCCGAACACTGCCAGCAATCATCGCGCATACCGTAGATGCCATCATCCTCATCCAAGCATACGAAATCGTGGTCGTGTATATCGTTGTTGTGCACCCAGTCACCTGACCCGTCAATCTGGGTGCAATCATCGGCTTGGTAATACTCGCTGTCGCGCTCGCTGTACACGATGCCGTTACGGTCTAGGTAATCCGTGTGGTAGTTCTCACCATCCACGTGCACCGTGTCCTCATCGGGCACGTAGTATTGGTTACCATTGCGACCATAAGCGTAGGTATACCCATCTGCGCAGTTATCGCACACGTGGTGATCCTCGTGGTAGCCGACATGCGTACCGTCTTCCTCATCGAAGTCATCGCCACAATCCGCGCATGATATGCAGTTATTACTGCTATCGGCGTAGCCGTTCGTATTACTGCCGCTGTAGTCACCATCTTCATGCAGCGTGAGGTAACCGTTATATGCCACGCAGTGCTCAGTATCCCCGTCAAAATAGGGCAGCACAAGGCTACCGCGATCCCATATCTCGGCTACCTTCGCACCGTACGCCCACCCTGACTCGTGGGTATAGCCCCGTTCCTCAAGCCATGCGTTAATGCCCTCGTCACTGCCTGAGTAACCCTCGTGGTTGGTGCGATATGAGCGCACAAACATCTTCTTGCCCTCGTGTGTCAGGCACAGGCAACGCCCCACGATGCTGCTACCCTCACGGCGCACTGCCATGTGCCACCCATACTGCGGGTCATAGACGCTATAGGGATGCACGTTAAAGCCACCCTGCATGCACGAACGTGGGCCATTTTGCACCGCATCAATCATCTCTTGCAGGTCGTGGGTAAGCACAACCTCAGCAATACTTAGCATGACCATATCGCGCAGTACGTGGTCGGGGATGGTCGGGGCGTGGCGTTTGATGTACTTACCAAGGGTAGTGATGGTTTGCCTGTCGGCAATACCTTTGGCTTCGCTCTCGGTATAGGCAATCTTGGTCGCATCGGTGTCCGCCGTGTGTGGGTACTCTAAGACCATCTCACGCCAGTCGGTCAAGTACTGTGCTTGCTCAGGGGTATTGAGCATCTTGACGATGGTTGGGTGCATGGATGAGCGGTTGCGTTCACGGTTGTACCACTCACGTGACTTGCAGAAGATTTGCATCATGCGGTCAACGGCGGTATGCGTGTCCTTGAAGTAGCGGGTGATGCGTGGCATCGTGAGGCTGTTGGGCAGGTGTACGTAATCCCTGTAGCTTTGCGTTGTAGCAAACACCGCTGAGAGGTGCAGGTGGCTTGCAGTCGTGTTGTACTCAGGGGTGCGGTGGTCAATGCGTGCCATGATAAGTCCTTTGTGTGTTTGTTAGTGTGTAGTTGGTTGTCATACCGTTATGACAATGAGCGGGTAGTGCAAACAGCCTTCCCCACTCAACCTCTATTATAGCCTAATAACTTGACAATGTCAAGCACTTAGATCGCCGTAAACCCTGCCTTGAACGGGTGTGGGTAGCCCACGCGTTGCAGGTGCGCAAAGAGCGTTTCAAGGTACAGGTCGTGTGCCACACGCACGTTGGCAGGGGGGTGCTGTGGGTTACGCTCGGCTGCGGCAGTGTGCCATGACTCTAGCTCGTCTTCCCATATAGCGGGTGTCCACGGCTGTAGTGCCATCGGTGGGCGCGGTGCGGGTGGTCGCCCTACTGGGCGTTTGGTGGTGGTGGTGGTGTTGCTGCTTTGGATAGTTCCTAAGTGTTTACGCAGCACTACGCTGATGTGGTTGGCAACGCTGCGCATCTCGTACTCAGCCTGCGCATGTAATGCACCCCACTCGGCTTCGGTGAGTTGCAAGCGTTCGCGTTGGGTGATGAGGTCGGTGGGGGTGTTGTGGGTGGCAGAGGTGGCGGTTGTCATACCGTTATGACAATCAGACGCAAACACCCATGTGGCATTAAATCGTTCGCAGTCGCCCATCATTTGGTTGCGCAAACCTCGCAAAAGGGCGCGTTTATCCTCTTGCTCTGCTTCATATGCAGCCTTGCGTGCGGCGTCTTGTTCGGGGGTGGTTGAGATGGCAGGAGTGACGTTTGTGAGTGATTCCTGCATCTTTTTAACGATTGATTCGAAATCCATGTTGTTCCTTGGGTAGGTTTGGGCTGCTTTTGGGTATTCTAGCATGTTTTCGGCGATGTTTGGTGGGGGTTTTGGGGCGTGTTTGGCAGTTGTTGGGGCAAATTTACCCGACTAAATATTTGTAATAATTGGGTTTTTAGGGTGTTTTGGGCATCTGTGAAAGTGGGTTTGGTGGATGGGGTGAAAATCGTGTCGTGGTGTGCGTTGTGTGTTGCAGTGGTTGTTGTGTCGTGTTCCGCGTGTTCCAAAATCTATTGACATTCGGGAACGGGCGGAGAGCCTTTGTTTATGCGGTTCTTCGAGAATTGTTACAGTCGTGTTCCAATGTTCCAGCCCTAAAGTGCATTTCCTGAGAAAACCTAATTAAATACAAAACGGATTATTTAACTTCCCACAGGAACGCCACAGTGCGAGTGCCAGAACAGACTAACCACTACTACTACTATAAATATATTATATATAATAAAAAAAACAACAAGCAAAACGACCGCTTGCTGCCCCTGCTGTGCTACCCCATGCGCGTTGTGCTACGTTATTGCCACCGTTACCGTGTTCCAGAACATGCCAGAACACGCCGGAACACTGGAACGCGTATGGTGCTTTTCCTTAGCCTTTTTGCCGCCTTGGTGGTGCTGCTGCTACGGGATAGTTCCTACCCAATTAGCGATTTCAAAACTGCCTTGAAACCCGCATGGATACTGGCTGTAGGGTTACGCGCACACTGCTACATGCGGGTCTCCAGCCATAATGAGAATGGTTCTCATCGACTTGGTGCTGCTGCTAGTTTAGGATAGTAGTAGGGTTGTCATACCGTTATGACAACGGCCCCGCAAGCGGGCACAAAAAAGCCCACAAAATGTGGGCGTAAAAAAACCCTGCACAATGTGCAGGGTTGAAAGGGTTGAAGGGTTTACTTGTTTGACGATACTTGAGCGAGTCTAAGATAAAAAGAAATACCTTGTTTAGATAACTCATTTAGCCGTTCAGTTAACCCTTGCTGATGGATTGTGAGTGTATAGCGTTCACATAAGTCATTACCCAAAGCATCAGTATAAGACAGGTCGTATGTCATTTTATGTAATCCATAGAAACCCTGCACATGTGCAGGGTTGAAAGGGTTGAAGGGTTTACTTTGCTTTGCGCGAACGTTTAACAGGGGCAGGGGTTTCGACTACAGGGGCAGGGGTTTCAACTACAGGGGCAGGGGTTTTCCAAACACCGTTTGCCCTATCCAAAAACTGCGCGAGTGCAGGGTTCAAGGTCAACACGTGCAGCCATGTGTCCTGCGTGCAGGTAGCACGTACGTTAGACAGTGCAACCACGATTGCGTCAATCGCATCACTAGGCATGCTAATTAGGCGTTTTGGCGGGGTTGCGGTAGCACCTGCGGGACTCGCGGGTATCGGTTCAATATCGGTGCTAGGTGCTGCGCTAGCGGGTGCTGTAGTCTTAGTGGCTTTCGCTTTTGCACGTGCCCTATCTTGCGCAGCGTTAAAACTAAACTTAGTACCGTTATTTACTGCACTGCGGATTTCTGCTAAATAGTTTTTAGCAGTAAGCGGTAAAACTTTCGCATCATCTAGCACTGCCATAAAACGCAAGGACAATGCGCAATTTTGCTTGAGAGTGTTCATTGTGATTTTAGCTAACTGCAAAGGTTTAATTAGAGTATTGATTGTGTCCTTTGACTTGTTAACTGATACGAACACGTTAGCCACGTTAGTAATAATTGTGGCCGTGTCGAGAGTGACAATGTTAGTTTGCTTGGTCATGATGGTAAATCCTTTGTGTGTTTAAGTGTTTATCGCGTGCAGGAAATCCCCACACAAAACAATTATAGTCCTTTAATACCCTTGTGTCAACTACATGCGTTAAATTGTACATTTATTTACTAGGTGTTTTCCCTATACCATTGTCATAACGTTATGACAATGACTGTCTAAGGGTTTACCCTAATGAGGCCGTGTTTCACGTGAAACATATAACGCATAGCGCACGCCTAGCGTATAACGCGCATAGTGTTTCACGTGAAACATATAACGCATAACGCACGCATACAAGTATACCTTAGTGGCTTGGTATACCTTAGCCACGCAAGAGAACCTTAGCCACGCAAGAGAACCTTAGCACTCCGACCACCTAAGCATTTCTTGACCGAGGATAGTACCGACCCACCCGCCCCCGACCCCCCAACTCCGGCGTTGGCGTGGCTCCCCTGTATGCACTGTATTTCAGAAGAACAAAAACCAAAAACCCCCAAGTCCCATACCACACTAAATCATGCTTAACCACCCCCATCATTTATCCATCCCGCACTTATATTTTTTTCTAAAAAATTTTGCTATACTTCGACCACAACGCCTTAAAAGGTGCGCCGTGTACATATCGCTTACTCCTGAACTTAGTACGCCCGTGGGTCTTGGGATTACAAATCCTACAGATGTGCATACCGCCGCCCGTGCTATGTTTAGTTCCGCACAGTTTGTTGCAGAATTTGGCAACCCCGAACCGGCTACCCCCACTGAGCGTGGCATCGCACGTGATGTGCTGCGTGACCTCGCACCCCCAACTGAGGTGCAAAGATCATCGACTGCGGTGTACCTGCGCTCCCTGCTTGCAGAGTACGACCACCAAGTGGTCGAGACCGCCGTGCAAATCCGCCAGTTTGTGACAAACAGCTTGATTGAAGAAGCCGCCCCCGGCAACAAGAACCGCATCCGTGCACTTGAATTGCTAGGTAAGATCAGCGAAATCGGTCTCTTTACCGAACGCACAGAGATTACTGTGCGCCATCAGTCGGCAGATGAGCTAGAGACTAAAGTACGCGACAAGCTTGCAAAGCTCATGGGCATGCCTGCCCACCCTATAGAAGACGCCATCGCCCGCGATGTTAACTGAGTACGAACTCACCGCCCTTCATGCCAACCTTCATCTGCTCAAGGCAGACGAGCTAACAGAAGTTCTAGCTGCTCTTGAAGAACTAGAACGCCGTAAACTTGCACAATCGCGCCACGATGACTTAATTGAGTTCTGCAAGGCAATGGACCCGAACTTTAAGGTGGGTCGGCACACGCGCAGGCTAGGCGATCTGTTAATGAAAATGGAGCGTGACGAAGAAGATCGTATTGGGGTCAGTATGCCCCCGCGCCACGGCAAGTCGCAGATGGTGTCTATATATTTTCCTGCGTGGTATCTAGGTAGAAACCCTGATAAGAAAGTGCTGATGGTCTCTCACACCGGTGACCTAGCGGTGGACTTTGGGCGCAAGGTGCGTAACATCGTGGACTGCGATACCTATAAAGAGATATTCCCTGCGGTCACCCTTGCACCAGACTCAAAGAGCGCGGGGCGGTGGAACACTAACATGGGGGGTGAATACTTTGCCTGTGGGGTGGGGTCAGCCCTTGCCGGTCGCGGTGCGCACTTCCTGATCGTAGATGACCCGTTTTCAGAGCAAGATGTGTTGGGTGGCAACTACGATGTTTTTGACCGTGTGTATGAATGGTTTACCTATGGCGCACGAACGCGCTTGATGCCTCAGGGCAAGGTGGCTATTGTTCACACGCGTTGGCATCCGAATGACTTGATTGGCAAACTTGCTAAAGATATGTCGCGCACGGACTTAGCCGATCAGTACGAACTGTTTGAGTTTCCCGCCATCTTTAACGAAAACACAGATGACGAGAAAGCTCTTTGGCCTGAGTTCTACGATCTTGACGCGCTACATCGCACCAAGGCTTCGATGCCACTGTTTCAGTGGAACGCGCAATACCAACAGAATCCGACCGCTGAAGAGGGCGCACTTGTTAAGCGGGAGTGGTGGCGCAAGTGGGAACGAGAAGACCCGCCACAGTGTGAGTACATCATCATGACGCTAGACGCTGCGGCTGAGACCAACAACCGCGCTGACTTTACGGCGCTCCTGACATGGGGTGTGTTCTCCGACGATAACCTGACCCAGAGCAGCGCTAACATTATGCTGCTTAATGCTATCAACATACGGGTGGAGTTTCCCGAACTTAAAGAGATGGCAATGCGCGAGTACAAGGAGTGGGAGCCTGATTCGTTCATCGTTGAGAAGAAATCCAACGGCACACCGTTGTTTCAAGAACTGCGGCGGCTGGGCATACCGGTGCAAGAATTTACCCCGCATCGTGGAACAGGCGATAAAATAGCGCGTATTAACGCAATATCAGATATATTTAGGTCTGGCATGGTGTGGTATCCCGAAGGGCATAAGTGGGCGGAAGCCGTTGTTGAGCAGGTTGCAGCGTTTCCTGCATCGGAGCATGACGACATGGTTGACTGTGTATCTATGGCGTTAGCCCGATTTCGTAATGGCGGATTTATTCGCTTGCCTACAGATGATATTGACGAACCACGAACATTTAGGCGCAAAGGCGCTTACTACTAAGGCTTTATGGCTACGCAAAAGTTTATGGGCAAGAACACGCTGGTCAAGCGCCTTACCGCACAGGTTGGTAGCACTAATATGGCAGTGGGACTTTTAAAAAAACGTGGGGATTTAAAAGCTGACGGTAAGACCCTGACAGCGGCGGGTAAGAAGCGCGACAATATGACCGCTAAAGAGCGTGCAATAGATAGGGCGGATAAAGCTTCAAGCCGTAAAGCTAAAGACTTTGCGTACAACCCAAAAACAAATCGGGCTACGCTCAAATAATTTAAGGATAAGTCATGGAAAAAGGTTTATACGCCGCCCCCCTTGGGATGGACGATCAAGAAGAAGATGCCCTTGAGATTGAGATTGTTGATCCCAAGATGGTCACGCTATCGGATGGCAGCGTAGAGATTACCTTGATCCCTGATGCCACAGAAGATGACGATGGTGATTTTTCTGCCAACCTTGCAGAGACGATTGATGATGGTGAGTTGCAGTCCTTGGCATCTGAACTGCTTGAGTTAGTCGATGGCGATGTAAACAGCCGCAAAGATTGGGCAGATACTTACGTCAAAGGACTAGACGTTCTGGGCTTTAAATACGAAGAACGCACAGAGCCTTGGCAAGATGCGTGCGGAGTGTACTCAACAGTCCTTGCAGAAGCGGCAATCCGTTTCCAAGCAGAAGCAATGTCTGAGACCTTCCCTGCGGCGGGACCCGTACGCACACAGATTATCGGCAAGATTACACGCGAGAAAGAAGAAGCTGCCAAACGTGTCGAAGCCGACATGAACCATGAACTTACAGACGTGATGGTCGAGTACCGCCCTGAGCATGAACGTGCGTTGTATTCGCTAGGGCTTGCGGGTTCAGCGTTTAAGAAGGTGTACTTTGATCCAAGCCTAAACAGACAGGTTTCAATCTACATTCCGGCAGAAGATGTGATTGTGCCTTACGGTGCGTCTCATATTGAGAGTGCAGAGCGCGTGACACACATCATGCGTAAGACCAAGAACGAGGTTAAGAAGCTTCAAGCTAGTGGCTTTTACTGTGACGTAGACTTAGGCGACCCAGAGACATTTCACACTGACATTGAAAAGCGCAAAGCCGAAGAGGGTGGTTACACCCTAAGTGACGACGAACGCTATTCGTTGTGCGAAATTCACATTGACTACTGCATTCCCGGCATTGACGATGAAGATGATCTTGCCAAGCCGTACGTCATTACGATTGAAAAGAGTACCTCTACCGTTCTTGCTATTCGTAGGAACTGGAACCCAGAGGATGAGCTAAAGCTCAAGCGTCAACACTTCGTGCATTACGTGTATGTCCCCGGCTTTGGCTTTTACGGCATGGGTTTGATTCATATCATCGGAGGATATGCTCGTGCGGGTACTTCTATTATTCGCCAGCTTGTTGATGCTGGCACTCTTAGTAATCTTCCCGGTGGTCTTAAGTCTCGCGGTCTGCGGGTAAAAGGTGACGACACCCCCATTGCTCCGGGCGAGTTTCGTGATGTAGACGTACCAAGTGGTGCAATCAAAGACAACATCATGATGATGCCTTACAAGGAGCCAAGCCAAACGTTGCTAACTCTCTTGCAAAAGATCACCGATGAGGGTCGTAGACTCGGTGCAATTAGCGACATGAACATCTCTGACATGAGTGCCAACGCACCTGTCGGGACAACACTAGCTTTACTTGAGCGCACGCTCAAACCGATGGCGGCAGTACAGTCGCGTGTCCACTACGCGATGAAGCAAGAGTTCAAGCTGCTCAAAGCGATCATGGCAGACTACGCGCCAGAAGAGTATGAGTACGAACCAGACCAAGGTGAGCCAAAAGCCAAGAAATCTGACTACGCATTGGTTGAAGTCATCCCAGTAAGTGATCCCAACAGCAGCACAATGGCGCAGCGGGTGGTTCAGTATCAGGCTGTACTGCAAATGGCACAACAAGCACCACAGATTTATGATTTGCCACAACTTCACCGCCAGATGATTGAGGTGCTGGGCATAAAGAACGCTGATAAGTTAGTTCCGACTACTGAAGATCAGAAGCCCAAAGACCCTGTTTCAGAAAACATGGCAATTTTGATCGGTAAACCGGTCAAAGCGTTTATCTACCAAGACCAAGACGCGCATATTGCATCGCATACGTCCTTCATGCAAGACCCAATGATTGCCGCAGGCATGGGTCAGAACCCGATGGCACAGCAAATGATGGCAAGTTTGCAGGCGCACATCGCAGAACACATGGCGTTTAGGTATCGCAAGCAAATTGAAGAGCAATTGGGGGTGACTTTACCTGCACCAGACGAAGAACTGCCAGAAGATATAGAAGTTCAGTTGGCAAGGCTCGTGGCAGACGCTGGCAAGCAGTTAACACAGGTGCATCAACAAGAAGCCGCGCAGCAACAGGCTCAACAGCAGCAGCAAGACCCGTTATTTCAGTTGCAACAGGCTGAAGTACAGCTTAAGAAGGCTGATATTGACCGGAAAACGCAAAAAGACCAAGCAGATGTGCAATTAGCCGTGGCTAAACTTGAATTAGATAAACAAAAGTTGGATATTTCGGCGGAAAACGAGGCAAATCGCCTTGCATCGCAGGACAGAAACGCAGAAAACAGTCAAAAACAGGCTGCAAATAGCCATAAATTGGACTTTTTAAAAACCTATATGGCTCCAAAAAAGGGTGAATAAACATGGCAAATACCGTCTTTGACGCGCTGATTAAAAAGTTAAACGAGCATAAAAGCTCTGCTACTGAGTTCATGGCTGATGGGGGTTGTAAAGACTACACCCATTACCGGAATATGTGCGGACTGATTCAAGGTCTAAGCCTCGCACAGCGTGAAATCCTCGACCTAGCGCGTAACTATATGGATGATGACAATGACTGAACAAGTCGAAGTAACCGAAGAAGAAATGGAACAGCAGCTACCTAAACCCGTTGGCTACAAGCTTCTAATCGCACTCCCAACAGTTGAGGCAGAATTTGACTCTGGGATTCTGAAGGCGGAACGCACGCTTAACGAAGAGCGGATCATGACAACTATTGGGTTGATCTTGGATATGGGTGCAGAAGCCTATAGCGATAAAACCCGTTTTCCAAATGGCGCTTGGTGCAAGATTGGGGATTATGTTGTTATTCGTCCACACACTGGCACACGGATTCATGTCAATGGGCAAGAGTTACGCCTAATCAACGATGACAGCATCGAAGCTGTTGTTGCCGACCCGCGTGGTATTACGCGTGCTATCTAAAGGATAAATTATGGCAATGGAACCAGTCGAGTTTGGGTTTGAAGACCTAGACAAACAAGACTTTAAAGTTGAGGTTGAAGGTCGCGCTTCTGAAAAAGAAGTCGAGGTCGAAATCCCACAGGATAAAAAGCCGGAAGTAGAAATCGAGATTGTCGATGACACGCCGCCCAAGGATCGTGGTCGCAAACCGTCTGATCCGCCAGAAGACCCCACAGACGAGGAACTAGAGGGCTACTCTGAGAAAGTGCGTAAACGCATGAGCCATTTAACCAAGGGCTACCATGATGAACGTCGCGCAAAAGAGACAGCTTTTCGTGAGAAAGAAGAGGCAATCCGGTACGCCCAACAAATCCTTGAAGAAAACAAAAATCTAAAGGGTACGGTTGGCAAAAACCAAGAGGTTCTTCTTGAACAAGCCAAACGCGCTACGGCGGGCGAGGTCGAGCAAGCCAAAGCCAAGTACAAGTTGGCGTACGAATCAGGCGACTCTGATGCCGTTGTTGCAGCGCAAGATGATTTAACTGCCGCAAAGATTAAAGCAGATCGCATAAATAATTTTAAGTTACCTACTGTACAAGCACCAGAAACTGAAGTACAAAGACAACAAACCGCCCCCGCTCAACCTCAAGTTGATGAAAAGGCTGTGAATTGGCAACAAAACAATTCATGGTTTGGTTCAGACGACGAGATGACGAGCTTCGCTCTAGGGCTGCACCAGAAATTAGTAAAACAGGGTTTAGACCCTCGCTCAGACGAATACTACGAGAAAATCAATTCTCGCATGCGCCAGGTTTTTCCAGACGAGTTCGATGCAGATGAAGAAGTTGAGGTTGAAAAACCACGGCAGAGATCAAATGTAGTCGCCCCCGCAACGCGCAGCACCGCGCCAAAGAAGATTGTGCTGACCCCCACTTCGGTAGCTCTTGCCAAACGGCTTGGAGTTCCACTTGAAGAATACGCCAAACAGGTTGCTTTAGGAATGAGGAAATAATCATGGCTCAAAATCGTTTACCACAAGACATGCAAACTCGCGAAACTGATGTTCGCCCACAATCATGGGTTGACCCAGATAAACTACCTAGCCCTAAGCCTCAGGCTGGCTGGTCATTTCGTTGGATTCGTATCTCTACACGAGGCGAGGCTGATGCCACGAATTTTTCGTCACAGATTCGTTCTGGATGGGAACCCTGCAAAGCAGTCGATCACCCCGAAATCCAAATTCTGATCGTTGAAAATGCTCAGTTTAAGGACAATATCGTGATTGGTGGTTTGATGCTGTGCAAGCAACCAAAAGAAC